AGAGCAATCGGCGCAATAAGAAAAATAAGTTGGAAAGGATAAACTACAAATAGCAAAATGTCAAACTTTGTAGCAAAGGCTATTGAAATGGGACAGGGAATGATACCGAAAAGCAATGGAGAGATAAAAGAATACCAGAATCCTATCACTGAGTCTCAAGGTAGACATAAATTGGATTTAGGTAACTACAAAGGGAAAGAAGTTGACAAGATTGTTAAGAAAAACATGGAATTGTCAAAAGGAAGTTTCGTGAGAGACACTACAGGATCATCTGAATTAGGTGTATATGAGTCTGGTACAACTCTGTCATCAGATTCAAACCTAGACTTAGCTGCCAAGATGATTGTTGACAAAAGCAATCATATAAGCAAATGGAAGAACGATGTTTTGGTTGGCAATGGGAAAGAACTAATCAAGAAAAAGCTCCATCTGAAACCCAATTGGGACAGCATGAAGCAATTCATGATGCTTTCTAGAGTTATTGTTTGGATTTGCCCTGTTTCACCAGACACTTCAGGATATCTCAAAATAGGTATTAAAGATCAATGTTCAGAAGATAAAAATGCTTTTGTTGCTAGAGGTGAAGGCAAGATAAATACACCTATATGCTTTTACTTCAACTTGAATTGGTCTTACCCAAAGGAAAAGAATACATTGGAGTTCTGCCCTATAGCCATCATGGAGACAGATCAACAATACAAAAAGGGTGCTCCTTTAGCATCAGTCATGTATTCTTGGTGCAAAGAGTTTTGTGGATCACCAAGGTATTATGAAAAAAGTGACTGCTATGTCATACCTATATCTCCAGCTGTTAGATTCCAATCTGCAGCAATGATAGAAGCATGCAAATATATGATCCCGAAAGGTTCTTCTGGAAAAGCAATAAAAAAGCAGATAGAGGAACTAGGGAAGTATCTTGAACAAGCTGCCTTAGATGAAGAGAATGAAGAAGGTGGGATGGAATCTGGTTCTAGCTTCCCTTCTTTGGTGGAAATGAAACCGATTTAATTTAAATTAAATGTTTATTTCAATAAGACTTATGTTTAATTTTAATTTCTATGTGTGCATGTTTGAACCTAAATGAATAAATGAAAACAAATAAAAATTGAAAATCAAAAAACCAAAAATAGAATAAGGTCTTCGGACCAAATTGGTTAAACCATTTTGGGTCTTTCGACCTCTCTCTTTTTTTGATTTTTGATTTTGGATTTTAATTTAAATAAGATTAACATTCTCTAGTTTAGCCTATAAATAACTAACAAATCTAACTGCTGATCAAACCCTAATTATTAAATCATCAAAAGGTGCTTTCCTTGTGCTTTTGTTGGAATTTCTTTTGTATGTTGTGTCTTCAGTTACTTGATTTCTTAAGCTTTTTATTATGTCGTCTTGAGCTTTCTTTTCATCATCATCTTCTAAATCTCCCTCTTTCTTTCTACTTGATTTCTTGTACTGCTCCTGGCTGTAGTACTCATGGCAGATCTCATAAAGTTTAGAAATACTAATGAACAGAACAGCACAACATGTTAGGACAAGTAGTACTCTAACAATTTCAAAGAAATCTCCAAAGAATGACGCAACCCAGTTAAAGGGACTTTTTATGTAATCCCAAACAGATTTAAATGAAGTGTCACTATCATATTCAACTTCTTCATTGAAGGCATCATCGTTGTGATCTATGATGGTTTCTGGGTCAGAGATTTCCACATTTTTTGTTTCAAACTCTAAAGCCATGGACTCATCATCTGAAGGTACAAGGATAATCTTTTGTAAGAGTTGGATCTTTAGAGCAAAACATGGTTTTAACTTGAAAACATTAGTCCCTTTTTTCATAGCTATCTGTTCTGGTTCAGATGTGCAATGCTCCCAGCTTATTCTACAAGAAAAGATGCTGTCAGATGTGAACTCTAAATCACAGTTTATTCCTGAACTACAGCTTAAACAACCTTTGCAAGCTGAGGCAACCATTGCCACTTTTGGTTTTTTTGCTATAGTTTGAAAGAGTTCTGATGGTAAATCGACAATGAGATTTATTTTACCGATTTTGAAGTCTTTTTTTACAAACATAGTTCCATCATCAATTTCATCTGCAAAGTAATCTGAAATAGGCTCTAATCCTATATACTGATGGAAAGTATCATAACCGCATTTTTTAACATCTACTTTTTTATTACCAATAACAGCACAAGACCAAGTGAAATCTGAAAGTTCCAAGTTTGCTTTGGCAAACATCAGCACACCTAATTCATTCAGCTGGGGATGTCCAAAAGCTAACGAAGAGTCTTTTAAATTAGCTATGTTCCCTTTAAAAAGCATTCCATTTGGATCTACAGCCACTCTAGACCCAGCTGTAAGATCATCATTGTGCAAATCAGCATCAATACTTAGCTGATAATAAGAGTTTTGGAAAGGTACACTATCTGTTATTGTCTGACAGCCTGTTCCTGCAAATCCTTTAAAGCAAACTTTAACTGTAACATGTGAGGTAAGTATCTGTCTGACAGAATATTTTTTAGACAAGTCATAAACATTCCTGCAATAGCCACATGTTGCTCCTTCTCCTATAGCCAAACAACCTAGCTCTTCGCAACCCCAATTGGATGTCGGTGCAATGCAATAATCTTGATAACCGCTAATAGGATGTTCTTTCCTGCAAGTCTCACAATTGCCTGTGCATGTTGAATAAACATGGGTATGTGTTGCTGAAATCGGTGCTGTGTAATATAGGGTTTTCATGGTGTAAGTTACTCCTGCTTCTTTTACGAAAACTACCAGCTCTTGAGGTGGTGCCATTTTTGCGTCATTCATAGAGTACACATACCCTGTAGACTGGATAGCATCCATAGAAATCAAATACCTATATTTCCCATCAACTATTGAATTGTAGACAAAAGATTGTCTAGGTAGCACACCCTCAGGTATATCTTCATCTTCTATCTTAACTTTATTTTCTGGAAGATCACCAAGAGAATGCAAGCTCTCTTCTGAATCTATATACCCATCTTGAAGCCTTAATGAGGAATAAATTTGACTGATAGATGCACCTCTTGGAACTATCCCTTGCTTCAATGCTTTACTCTGAAGTTTGGAGCTTTTGAGTTTTTTTAGTTGACCACACCCTAATCTGCATGCTAAAAGGTCTTCAACTTTATTAGAAGAAAATTCGCACCTTCTATCTAAGCAATTGTCAACCATAGAAACAGAGTATCTTGTCCCATTTATATAAGCTTCTTCATTTATCATTCCATCACGAATCAAACAGTTGCACTTCAGCTTTGGATTGTCGATACAGACTTCTTCATTTTTAAACAAGAATTTGTTACAACCAGGTTTTGCTGAACAATAACTTACACAAAGGACTTGAGTTTCTGTTTGAGAAATAGTTTGGGTTGCAGTCTTACTAGCCATTGTCTTTGGCATTTGAGAAAATATCAAGAAGCCCAATAAGACTTTTGTAACAAACATCAAAAACCCTGTGCTTATTTTGGTATTCACAACCAGTTGAAATGTTCTGAACTTAGAACTTGCTTTCTTTGGCTTTTTGCTTCCTGTGAGGGATTCAGTCTCTTCAACTGACAGATCATCAACATCCTGATCCTCAGACTTGGAAAAAGCTTTCCCTGTTATGATTGGACAATTTTCTGCATGCTCAGACTTTGCTTTTGATTTGTTGCAAACACAAGTATCATAGCAGCTATGTGTTATTAATGAAAAGTTACCACAGTTTGAACATTTCATGGGGAAATATCTCCATAACCAGTTTAATATATATAGTATTGGATAGAAGATTATCCCAAGGAAATCATACCATAAAAACATTGAGTCTTTTGTTTTGTTTAAGAACCAAGATACTGGAACAAACAGAATGATTGAGACTAAAAGATACCTGAGTATATTGAAGTGCACACAAGCAGATTGCTGATATCTTTTGCCCTTGTATTTTACCAAACAATTTCTTTTGTTAACATCTATTTTGGGTATTTCTGAAACTTTGTCTCCACATAAAAGGACATGGTTTCCATCTACACTATCTGATGGTAATTCCACAGTTTTCTCTCCACTGAATTTTATCAAGTTGACATCATCTGCTCCAATCTTCTTTATTGAATAAAATGTTTCTTTGTTGGAACTTGTCAATGTTACGAAGAAAGGATTGGTCAAGCTGACTTTTGTTATGTTGCATTCTCCGGTCAATCTAACAGAATAAATGTTGACCAAACCTAGCTGAACATTACCAGAATCTTGAACAGGAAAGGAGCTTGAATCTATCGAATTCTGAATATAGTATTTTGATCCAACTGAAAGAACTCTCTTATTCAGAATTGTGGTGATGGGTAAAACAGGAGCAGAAGTGAAAACATGCATAGATTGAGGATTGCAAGCTTTCAGATCTTCAACTTTACTTGACAGGCAAGAAATTGTCTCTTCTGAATCAGAAATCTGATAATAGAAATTAAAGGGTGTTTTGCCGACAACTTTGCAATTCTCTGGGTTTATGTTTGCACAACTTAAATCAACCTTGGATGGAGGAGGTGCTTCTCTTTTCCCTTCACCATGTTTAGGTATCATCTGATCATCTATACCTGGCTTGGTTTGTGTTATTCGATCATTCATTTCAGGTCTCCTTGATGTTTCTATCGGTTCCTTATTGAAAGATTCAAAAGCTTCCACTCTGCTAGAGACCAAGCTTTTGCCAATTTTCCCTTGTTCATGAGCTTCCATAACTTCTTTTGAAAGTTCTTCAAAAGAAGTTTCTTGAGACACCTCATGATCTCCTCTAATAGAGGCATTGATAAATATACTCAGAAAAACTAGGTTTAGACCAAATAATAGCATTATAACAAAGAAATCCTTAATCCTCATTGATTAATGCAATTATAAAATCACTTAACCTAATTCTGTTGTGGAATTGATGAATAACCCTTATGTATCTTTCTTGTTGCGCCGAATGCTCT